AGGTATAGCTGAATGGCTCCAAGGAACTTTGATGGGCGAAATAACAGGGATATTAGGTTCAGGAGTTGTTGCAGCAACACAAATGCTTGATAATGCGTTTGACGGAGCATATGGTACAGCCGAAATGAGAAGGTCTTTAGGATGGGATCCAGATTCGGAAGGTGCACCAGATGGAGAAATGACTTCAAGTAGTGAATGGGCTAAATTAGTTTTTCATGGATTGTTATTTCCGCCGGGTGCAAAAAAATATCTAGTTCCGTATATTGCACCTCAACAAAGAATTACCTTGCTACAAAGCACAATGGGTATATCTCAGCAATCTGCACCTCCAGGGCCAGCACCGGGTGCAAATCCAAACACTTCGTCTGAGCCAGGGTTACCTGTTGATCCTAATGCACAACCAGGACCGCAATAATTATATCAACGGCATTTTTGCATTTTTAGTATTTTCAATATTGTCTTTGATAATATTGTTCATTATGTCTTGATCTTCAATATCTGTATCATACAATAGGTCGTGAACGGATACTCCGCCTCGCATATACCAAGATAGCTTGTAACAAAAATCTTTAATTTGTTTGATTTCGTTTTCCATTTCCTTGGCTAACGAGTTGATTTCTTCGTCACTTAAACTCGTTAGCCTCTGGCGAAAAAATCGGATTGGTCCAAACTAATTAAAATGTTGTGTTCTTTGCCACACTCTTCGTTGCCACATACAACTGTTTGAGTCGGAGTTCTCCAAATTTTACTTTGAGAATCAATGTGGTTTTTTACTTTTTGAAAAATATGAACATCACTGCCTGTCATAAAATCTATTATTTCGGATCTACGTGTTTCAGTTTCGCCATCAACTGATATACTTTCAATGTTATCAAATATAACACTTATTCCATGTTCTGCAATTTGATTTATTAGAGAATCAACATACTTGGCTTTTTCGTCTTCGTTGTCTTCTAATGCTCTAACTTGTATATCCATTGCTCGTTGCATAGCAACTGCCTTCTTTTGATTTTCAGTTAGTTGTCTATAAGTTAACGGTTTTAATTTGATTGTAAAATCATCTACTTGTATAGTGTCGCTATATTCACAACGTTGATAAAAATCAAGTATTTCACTTAATCCAATATCATATGCATTTGTTGTTTTACAGTGCGGACATTTGCTTTGCACTGACATATTTGAACCATATGTAGCCATCCTTATACCAACTAAAATTGTATCAAGATCTAGTGTTGCAATATCCCAAGGATTTTGTATAGACGGTATACAACTTTGAATACACCTTGCTGTGGCTTCGCCATTAATCAAAGCATCCGGTGTTTTAAATAATATTTCATCAGATGCTGTCATACTATAGACAGCTAATTGAGTATATACATCGTTACTTAATGTTCCAGTTGAAGAATATTTTCCTTGCGAAGGTAAATCAATAAACACTTTTGGTTTACGTTTGTATTTCTTCAACGGACTTTCTTGAGTCGTTTCCATGATCATTTCCTTAGGATAAATACAATAACCGTATATTTATGGGTATATTTTATGTGGAGAACTGCTTTTGGCTGATGAAGCAAATATTTTACGTGACCTCGGTGGTGCTGCTAATTTCTTTGGTAGAGAAATAAAAGGAGCAGCCAGCGCCGGTGTTGCAATGGCTGGTGAGCTACTTAATGCAAATCAAAGTTTAAGTGCATATACATCAGCATTAGACAACAATAGTAAAATACTCGGTAGTTTTGGTAAAGTAATCAATGGTTTGACCAAGTTTGCAGAAGAAAGTCTTAGTGAATACCAAACACTTTCTGGTATAGGTGCATCATTTGGCAAAGAAATGACAAATATTAAAATATCAGCAGCCGAAATGGGACTTAGTGTTAAAGATATGACAGATGTTCTTATGAAGAACTCAGACAGTCTAAGATCTTTTGGCGGCACTACAGACTTGGCTATTTCTAGATTTACAAGATTTAGTAAAGCAATGTTAGACAATCCTGCAGGCACTGAATTACGTAGATTAGGATTTACAGCAAGCGATATAAACGAAACACTTTTAGTTTATAATGAACTTGCTCAACAAGACGGTCTGAATAGAACTAGAAGCACACAACAACAAGTTGAAGGTGCTAAAAACTTTGCATTTGAATTAGATGGATTAGCAAAACTCACAGGTAAACAGCGCAAAGAACTTGCTGACGAAATGAAAGCAAGACGTAGAGAAGGTGACGTCCAAGCGTTCTTAATGGGTCAAAGTGCTGAAGCTCAAAATGCATTCAATCTTGCTACACAAAAAATTAAAGATACCATGGGTCCACAGTTTGAAGCACTGTTCCAAGATTTGTTAATACGTGGTGCACCAATAACCGAAGATACACGTAATGCCTTTATAGCATTAGGAGGAAGTGCAGATGAATTTGAGTCAACAGTCGCACAATTCCGTCAAGGTATGCAAACTAATGATTTTGACGGATTTAACAAAAGTTTAACAGGAGCACAAGGAGCATTCCTTGATAATTTGAAAACCGATGAAGCTAGAACAATGGCTATGCAAAGCGGACTTAGTGGTGTTGCAGATGCTATGGCAGCAGCGTATGAAAGCAGTTATGATTTTGCAAACAGTGTAGATGCAAGCGCAGAAGAAGGAGCATCTTCTGCTGCTACAATTAATAAATTACAACAACAAATTACAGCAGAACAATTAAGACAAACACAAGCAACTGGTGGATTAATTGACAAAACTATTCAAATGCAAGAAGCATTAGTAGAATTTACTAGAGCTGCAACAACTGAAGTATTACCAAGATTAGAATCTATGGCTGTCCAAGGTATAGACATGTTCTTAGACAGACTACCGCCAGCAGGAGAAATGGCTGCACAGCTTGTAAAAGGTGTAAACAGTTTATTTGATGAAGTTAGCGGTGCAAAAGGAGTAAGCAATCTTTCAGGTAGTATAACAGAATCCGGACAAGGTCAGGAAGCCGCAATTGATAGAGCTGCTGAAAGTCTTGGTGCTAATATTGGAGAAGCACAAACCGCAGCAGATGAAAAGTCTGAAAAAATAGCAGAGCAATTACAACATGCTCAAGAATTCAACGAACAAGCTCAACAACAAAATATTGAGAAAATAGTTGAATTAAAAGAAGCAAACGCTAGAATAGCAGAACTAACCAGCCAAGGTTTTTCTGAAATGGATCCTCCGATGCAGCAAGCAATAGAAAAAGCAGCCGCGGCTGAAGCAGCAGCAAAAGTTGCAGCTGAAAAGGCAGAAGCTACACAAAGAACAACTGAAGCATTATCTAGAATGAAATCTACTGGCAGAATAACTGGATTTGCAGATGGAGGCAAAATTAGAGCCGGACAAATTGGAATGGTAGGTGAAGCAGGTGCTGAATTTATTGCAGGTCCAGCACAAGTTATGAGTGCAAGAACAAGTATGGGTGTTATGGATAACCTTATGAAAACTATAAAAGCTCTTGATACAAATGTTCAAACTCAAAATGAACAAGCACAAAATAGCATAAGTAATAATACAAGTTATACAAATTTGGAACCTAAGTTTGATGCTATGATCGGTTTGTTGTCTCAATTAGTAAGTGTTGAAGTAGGCGCAGAACGCACAGCACAAAGAACATTTAAAGCAACACGAGGGTTACAAGGTAATATGTTAAGAGGTATAGGCGCATGAGTTGGAAAAAGTATTTTACACCTGTTCCAACAGCAGATAATAGAAACGGAAGCTATAGTCCGTTTAGTTTACGTGGTCAAGGCAATGTTGGTCCTGCGGCCGCTAACTATAGTTCACATTTACCAGATGTCTATGTAGGATCACCAAACCGTATTGAGCGTTATAATCAATACAACACAATGGATAGTGATTCAGAAGTAAATGCTGCACTTGATATTTTAGGCGAGTTTACTACACAAAAGAACAAACAAAACAATACCCATTTCCGTATTCATTTTAATAACAAAGCAACAAACAGTGAAGTTCAAGTGCTTGGCCAGTATCTACAACAATGGTGTAAACTTAATCAGTTTGAAACACGTATGTTTAGAGTTATGCGCAATACATTTAAATATGGCGACCAGTTCTTTATTAGAGATCCTGAAACACAAAAATGGTTTCACGTTGATCCTAGTCAAATAACAAAAATTATTGTTAATGAAAGCGAAGGCAAAAAGCCTGAACAGTACGTTGTAAAGAATTTGAATTTTGCATTTGATAATTTAAGTGCAACTCCGTTAAACACAACTAATAGCTACGGACCAGGAGGAGCATCCCCAGGTTACCAAACTATAACACAGCAAAGCTCAACAGCAGGTAACAATCATACACCAAGCGGAAACACAAGTCGCTTCCAACAAGAACATGACGAAACATATGTAGATGCAAATCATGTTGTTCATTTGTCAATGAGTGAAGGCCTTGATCAAAACTATCCTTTTGGTAATAGTTTGCTTTAAAGTATTTATAAGGTATACAAGCAAAAAGAATTGCTTGAAGATGCGATTATTATCTATCGTGTCCAACGTGCACCAGAGCGCAGAGTATTCTACGTTGATGTGGGCAACATGCCTTCACACCTTGCTATGCAGTTTGTGGAGCGTGTTAAAACGGAAATACACCAAAGACGTATCCCATCGTCGACAGGTGGCGGTACAAATGTCATAGACAGTTCATATAATCCACTGTCAATCAATGAAGACTACTTCTTCCCACAAACTGCGGAAGGTAGAGGATCTAAAGTTGAAACACTTCCAGGCGGTACTAACCTAGGAGAAATTGATGATCTTAGATACTTCACTAATAAACTTGTACGCGGGTTACGTATACCTAGCTCGTACTTACCAACTGGAGCGGATGATTCAGCTTCACAATATAATGATGGGCGTGTTGGTACTGCATACATTCAAGAACTTAGGTTTAACACATACTGTGAAAGACTTCAAGGACTTCTTGTAGAAGATTTAAATAACGAATTTAAAAGATATCTTTTAGAAAAGGGTGTAAACATTGATACAGCAATGTTTGACATTAGATTCCAACCGCCACAAAACTTTGCGGCTTATAGACAAAGTGAAATTGATAATGCACGTATTCCAACATTTACTCAAATGAGTGCAATACCATACATATCTAATCGTTTTGCTATGAAACGTTTCTTAGGATTAAGTGAAGAAGAGCTTGCAGAGAATGAAAGACTATGGCGAGAGGAAAATGATGAAAACCTACAACCACTACCAACAGATGCGGCAGGTGAAATGCGCGGAGCAGGTATAAGCAGTGCAGGTATTGATGCTGACATGTCTGGAATGGATGCAGAAGTTCCAGGAGGTGATGCACCAGTTGATGGAGGAACAGGAGAAGGCCCAGAAACCGCTACAGGAGATGCAGGCGCACCAGCAGAAGGAAATACTGACGTAACAGTATAAATACATTATGATCCTAAGAGAACTATTTTATTTTGACCGTGAAACTATTGAGCCAGTTGAGGATAAGCAATATGATCCTCAATATGATCACTCACCGGTTGACTTTGATAGCACACGTAAAACTCGATTAACACTTAGTCAGATTAACCGTGCAAGACTAGCATCTGAAATTCATACAGAAGAACAAGAAAAGGAATTACATTTTGTTAGACAAATGTATGGATTAGCGGCAAACGCGGAGGCTGGCGGAGCGTGATAATTGAGTATAGCATTTGTATTAGGTAACGGTACTTCCCGGGACGGGATTCCATTAGAATCACTTAAAAAGTTTGGAACAATTTATGCCTGCAATGCAGTCTATAGAGACTTTGATCCTGACTATCTTGTAGCAGTTGATACAAAAATGGTGAACGAAATTGTGCACCGTAACTACCAATACAAAAGACCTGTATGGACAAATTATAACAAAACCTTTGAAAAGTACAAAGGATTAAATTATTTTACTCCGAGTAAAGGATGGAGTAGCGGCCCTACAGCATTAGATCTTGCAAGCTCACACAATCACAACACAATTTATATACTTGGTTTTGACTTTAGAGGTATAGGGCCTGAACATAAACGTGTTAATAACTTGTATAGCGGTACTCAAAATTACAAAGGTAGTCACGATACTGCAACATATTATGGTAATTGGTTGCGCCAAACTACATTAATAATGCAACAAAATGACAAAAAGAGATATATAAGAGTGATACTAGAAAAAGGATTTATACCAGAACCTTTAGATAAATTTAGTAACGTAACTCATGTAAATAAGGAAGATTTTTGTAAATCTTTCAATATTTTATAAAATTTGTCAAAAACTGTCTGTTTTTGGCGTATTTTCCAGTATAATATTATAATATAACTAAATAATATTGACAGCCTTACCATAGGTAAACTAAACTATTAACACAGGAGAAAATAATGGCAGACCTAACTAAATTCGAGGAAATGCTCGAAAAACTAGTTAACGAGGATCGTGCTGGTGCTGAAGAGTTATTCCACGATATCGTTGTAGAAAAATCAAGAGAAATTTATGAAAACCTACTAGAAAATGATCTAGAGGAAGAAGACAAAGAAGTTGACGAAGCGTCTAAAGATGACGAAGTTGATGAAGCATCTGATGAAGAAGTAGATGAAGCTTCAAAAGACGAAGAAGTTGACGAATCTAAAGATGAAGAAGTTGACGAGTCAGATGACGAAGAAGTTGAAGAGTCAGACGACGAAGAAACAAAAGAAGGTTTTGATTTAGATCAAGAAGTTGTAACACCAGAAGCAGATCCAATGGACGCAGGTGATGATTTTGAAAAAGACATCGAAATGGACATGGACGACGAAGGCGAAGACGGTGATGCAGACCATGAAGAAGAAATGGACGATCTAAAAGACAGAATGATGGATCTAGAAAAAGAACTAGATGCATTAAAAGCCGAGTATGAAGGCGACAACGATGGCGGCGACGATGAAGAAGGCGGCGACATGGATATGGATGCTGGAGACGAAGGCGATGACGATGCTGAAGAAGGCATCGATATGCTTGGCATGGAAGCAACTGACGAAGAAGTTGATGAAGCAAACGACGAAGAAGTTGACGAATCAACTGCTCCAAAATCAAATGCTGAACTAATGCGTGAATACGTGAATAAAATGTCAAATGAACCTAAAAAAGGTGACAATGGCGATAACACAAAATCACCAGTAGCTGGCAAAAACGATATGGGCGGAACAACTGCAAATATCGTAAAAGGTGGAGACGCTGATACAGGTGGTACATCAGGTGGCTTAGAAGGTAACTCTGCAAAAGAGGACAATATGGGCAACATTAACGTACCAGGTGGAAAAGCGGCTAAAGCAAACAAAACTATGCCAAAAGGCCATGGCGCTGAGAAAAAAGGCGCAGGCGAAACAGCTGACAATAAAAAGTCAACAATTGGCTCTTAATTGTTAGTATATTAGGAAAGTAAAGATGAATTTACTGAGCGAGAATTTGACATTTGACCAAGCGAAGATGGTCGTTGAATCTGCCGATAACCAAAACGGTGGCAAAGACCTTTATATGAAAGGTATTTGTATCCAAGGTGGTGTACGAAACGCAAATGAGCGTGTGTATCCTGTGGAGGAAATTGGTAGGGCTGTCAAAACTCTCAATGATCAAATCAGCACTGGTTACTCAGTTCTCGGTGAAGTTGATCATCCTGAAGGCCTAAACATTAACCTTGATAGAGTTTCACATATGATTACTAGTATGTGGATGGAAGAAAACAATGGTTATGGGAAACTAAAAATTTTACCAACCCCGATGGGACAACTAGTTAAAACAATGCTTGAAAGCGGAGTTAAACTAGGCGTCTCATCGCGTGGTAGTGGTAATGTAAAAGAAGATGGATCCGGTGAAGTAAGCGAATTTGAGATTGTTACAGTTGATGTAGTAGCTCAACC